ACACCAATAAGAACTATTTTTCTTCCAATTCCCGAAAATATTCAGGATAGTAATGCAGTTAATTGGGGTGCCGATAGTCTAAATGGACTTGCTGCCAGAGGTATTGGTAGGTCAATGGGGGTTATTGGTGATAATGGAAATTTATTTGATGCGGCAAAAAGAATTGCTACTGAAGCAGCAGCTTTCGCTGGAGATTTGACAGGAATAAGTGCAGAAATAAGAAATTCATTTATTGCGGCAAAGGCAGTTGGAGCATTTACAAATGTCAGTGCACAGGGAGTCGTTACAAGACAAACCGGACAAGTATTGAACCCAAATATGGAATTGTTATTTAATAATGTGACTTTGAGATCTTTTAACTTTCAGTTTGATTTGGCACCGAGAGATAAAACTGAAAGTATAGTGGTTAAAAATATTATACGCATTTTTAAGAAAAGTATGAATGCTAAAAAGTTCGGAACTGGAGGAACTGGAGGAACTGAAGGATCTAGAGGATTATTCATATCATCTCCAGATGTATTTCAACTTTCATATAAGACAGGAGGTAACGATCATAAGTTTTTGAATAAATTTAAACCTATGGCATTACTGAATATGGCAGTGAATTATACAGGTTCCGGAACTTATGCAACATATGATGATACAACACCAGTTCATATGCAACTTTCACTTCAGTTCCAAGAACTGAACCCTATATATGCCGAAGATTATAATACATTAACAGAAGAAGACGGAGTAGGATTCTAATGAGTTATTTTAGAGAACTTCCAGACGTAGAATATCAATCACCATTTGCCACTAGAATATCAAGTTCTAGTTATGTGAAGGCAAAAAATATTTTCCGTAGAATGAAGATTAGAGATGATCTTCAAAATATTTTTACTGTTTTTGACAAATACGAAATTAGAGAAGGTGCAAGACCTGATACAATTGCAGAAGAATTTTATGGTAAATCAGACTTAGATTGGGTTGTCTTACTTTCTGCAAACATTATCAATGTCAGAGACCAGTGGCCATTATCGAGTAGAGACTTATATGAATACACTGTAAGTAAATATGGTCTAGAAAATATTAATAGAGTTCATCATTATGAAACTAAAGAAATCAAAAATTCTGATGGCAATATAGTATTGCCAAAAGGTTTAGTTGTTGATGAAGATTATTCTATTAGATTTAGAACTGGAGAAACATATATTGAAAGGTCAGGACCAGATATTATATCTACAATTTCTAACTATGTCTATGAAACAAGAGAAAATCAAAAGAAAGAAACCATTTATCTTTTGAAACCATCATATCTACAACAATTCTTGAATGATATGAGGACCGAAATGGTTTATAGTGAGTCTTCTCAGTTTGTCGATAAAACTTTAATTAAAACAGAAAATACTAGAATTAGATAAAAAAAGGAGGGTATTGACCCTCCTCCTCTATCACTCGGCAAGTTTAGCAAAGTAACTCAGTGCATCATCATCGTCTTCAGTATTTGAAGGTGTGATGTCCGGAGAATTGAATGAATTACCACGACCCTCACTCAGGTCATTTAGGTCTTCACCACGACTCTCACGGCGGAAGTTTTCTTCTTCCTCGACAGTTTCTCGATCTTGGAAACTAGGAGTACCCTTGTTACCAAGAACATAATCTAGACGCTTCTTCAGAGCATCATAGTCTTTGAACTGGTCTGCGGCAACAAACTCTTGCAGAGAATACTGACCTTTCCAGATTGCTTCCATGGCATCATCGTCATCAAGAAGTGGTTCTTGACGTGCAAACTCAGAAGAGTCATAGTTACGATAACCGGCAACATTCTTTGCCTTCAGTTTGAAGTTGGCACCTTGCCAGAAATCAAACGGATCAATTGCCTCTTCATCTTCAAACTCGGGTTGCATTGCTGCAGTCAGTTTGTCAAAGATTTTCTTACCATACTTATACAGGAACACTTTGCCTTCATTCTCAGGATTGGCAGGATCCTTGACCACATAGATGTTACTGATGTAGGTCAGTTTACGTTTCTGCTTACGTGCAGTTTCTTTACCAAGATCTGTGCCATTGTTCCACAGCATGGTATTGTATTCGGAGACGGGATCTTTCTGACCCAGAGTGGTCAAAGAGTTTTCAATATACCAACCACCAGGACCTTGGAAGGCATGGGAGTACAGCTTCACAAACGGCAGATCTTCACCGTTAGGAGCAGGGAGGAAACGGATTACGGCATAACCATTGCCGCTTTTGTCAACGTCCAGTTTCCAGAGACGATCATCACCTGAGTTGGTGGTGTTCATCTTTTCGACTTCCTTGACCAGTTTGGCAGTCAGGGAGCCAAGTTTAGATTGCTTTTTAAGATCAGCAAAAGACATTAGGATTACCTCGGATTTTGTCGGATTAGTTTGGTTGACTTAGATATTATAGCAACGTTGCCCTCAGGCGTCAATATAGTCCCTGAGAGATTTTACGGTTTGTTCCATGGTGGAAAATAAAACGTTCATGTCGGTTCCTGGTGGAAAACCCATCAGAACCACAGATTTTTTCAAATTTTCTTTCATTTCAACAGCTTCAGGATCATCAGAAAGTGACAATCTTGTATACATAACTTTTTGTTTTTCAAGAAGTTCAATCATCATCTCAATATGCTCTAATTTGTCTTTATGAGACATCATACCAAAAGATGTTGCATCAGAATATAGTTCTTCTTGAAGATTATTAATTTTATTTAATTCTTCCTGAATAATTTCAGAATTGAAAAACTCACTCATCTACTATTTTCCTCAGAATTTTTTTATAGTGGAACACATCAATATTTAGAAACGGCAAATACTTCTTTATTTTTAGACTGACGGTTTCCCACACAGGATCGGTTAATTTTTTGTCAAATTTTTCACGAAAAGAAAAAATCTTCTCGCAAATAACGACGTTTTCAATACTTACTTCTCCTGCCAAATATTTTTTTAGAATTACCGGATGTCCTTTGGAGCAATTGAAGACACTCTCTAATTCGTTTTCCGACAACAATGTGTTCATTTGTTCTTTGAACAAGTAAGTTAAACTCTGCTGTCGTTTCATCCACTCGGCGTAGTTTCTTTCTCCAGAATTGATAATTTCTCCAATCCATAAGTTTTGTGGGTTATCAGATGAAATAAAGTTAGATACAAGAAATTGAACAACTTCTTGGTCCGAATATTTTCGGGAAGTTTTTTCAAACCAATATTTATCCTTTCTCTTATTAAAAGACGTTACGGTAGCTCGTGTTTTAGCACCGTAACGAAAGAAGTCATATTTGGGATTTGTAAAATGATTTTTAAGTGACAAATAATGTTGATAAGTTTCAAAGGGAGTCACGGTCATAAAGGAAGTTTTGCTCTTGATGTTTTTTTCATAAAATTAAGTTGAGTCGCATCCCACTTCAATTTTTCTTTCAGTGGTTTTGATACTAACTTAGTCACAGATTCTATCTCAAGTTCATTAATTTCGCAATAATGAACAATCGCATCAATATAATTGAGTTTTTCTTCGGCAACAATGTTTTCTATTTCTATAGCAAACTTTGCAGGTGTTAAAAACTTTTTCTCAATTTCTTTTTCTAATTCTTTATTAGGTTCCATAGAGTTCCAGTTTATCTGCAACAAACTTTCTAATGTATTGGGTAAGAAGTTTGATGTATTTTGATTTGTCTCGTTCTTCATAGACGACGCATTCTCCATTTTCGCAAGCCATAATGATTATAAGTTTTTTGACAGAAATTCCTGTCAGTTCGTACAGCATACAACCATATGCCATGCACTGTACAAAATAATGGTCGATCCACTCTCGTGGTTTTGGTTTCTTGGATGTTTTGAAATCAATTATTGCTAGTTCGCCTTCATATTCGGCAATACAATCAACCGTCCCGGCAATACCAAGTTGTTTACTATATAGGGAACTTTCCAAAGCATGAATATTGTCAATTTTATTCAAGTCTGGTTTGGCAATCTTAAATAAGAACTCTGAAATAGGACGAACTTTAGGTAAATCTTCATTTTTTAAATGATGCTCCGTAAGAGTATGCATATCAGTACCACGACCAGTTGCCGCTTTTGTGATACGATCTGCTTCTTCATTACCAACTTTTTTACGCCACTTGACAAAAATTTCTTTGTTAAAGTGACTAGTTACAGAAGTGATAGAGACTAATCTAAGAAGTTCTTCTTCATCGGGAACTTTGTAATATCGTACCCCATCAATTGTCTCCCGTTCAAGATCTGGAAGATTAACATCAACATAATTAAACATTAAAAACCTGATTCCATTTTTGCAATAATGTATTCCTTGACAAGTCCAGAACGAACAATATCATCGACACCAAACTCTATTATATCAAAAGATTGCATTTTTCTCAAGATGTTCATGAAGTCAACAATACCATTTCTATCATTTGATTTTGTCAAATCAGATTGACTGGCATCACCACAGAAACAAATTTTAGTATTTTCACCAACACGAGTGATAATAGAGTCTAATTCGTGAAAGTTGAGATTTTGAAATTCATCGACAATGACAATAGAATTATCAAGAGTTGTTCCACGAAGGAATGATGTGCTCCAAAATTTAATCGTATCCTGTGATTTGAGATTGCCATAAAGCATTTCAAAATCAGCATCAGATGGCATTTGGAACATATATTTCACCATATTCTTATAAGGAATTTGGTAAATATCCGCCTTGTCTTCATGATCACCAGGAAGAAACCCAATTTCTCTGGTTGCCACAAGAGAACGAACAAGATAAATTCTTTCATATGGAGTATTCTCGGCAAGAACATCCATCAATGCATTATACAGAGTAATAAAGGTCTTACCTGTTCCTGCACATCCATAGGCGACAATTTGTTTTCCATCCTTATAAGAATCAAAAAGTCTTTTTTGATTCTCGGAGAGTGGTTCAATATCGACCAAATATTCCTGACTGAGAGGTTTTTTCCTCTTCATCTGCTTTGCAGTCAATCCAACCCCAATGGGTTGTTCCGCAGATGCTCTTTTTCTTCGTGCCATATCAAATTTTATCTATAGATGAACCGGGCATTTTTTTGACCTTTGATAATACATCATTCCAACCAGGATTTTTCTTACGAAGTTTATCCTTCCATTCACCAACTTCACCAAAGGATGGTGCATTCTCAGGGGTATAGTATCTTTCCCATTCAGGATTGTTTTCTCTCCACTGATCCCAGTCATGAATGCTCATTACAACATCTTTCGTTTCACCAGTTTCTTTATGCTTTACAGGATATGTTGCCATTGTTATGAATTCAATATAAACGTATTTAGATCCACTCTAGTGCCTCAGAAACGGCAGGAAACTGTTCTACGAACACTTCCTTACACGCAAGTGCGACATCCATGTGCTCCTTCTGAGTGCCGTTTGCGGACCTCAGAGTGATGTAATGAATCCATGATCGACATGAGCCAGTCATGTAAATTTTAGTGCCTACACAGAGTGGAAGCACATTTCTTGCACATTCCTTTGCCACACCACGATCAAGCATCTGCTGATATAGTGCCATCGAAGAATCAAACAGAGTTTGCATTTGCAGTTCTAGATTCTGAACGGTAAATGGATCAAGGTCATCAATACTATTTTGACGATTTTTAGTGTCCTGTCTTCTCAATTCTGGAAGTTTGATTTTGTCACCTAAAAGTGAAGAATCTGCATATCGTTGTGAAAATTCCTGATATGTGAAGCTACGATGGCGCAGTATTTGAGCTGCGATCGCTCTTGTAGTTTCAATTTCCAAAGTCATATAACTTTGTTCAAACACACTCCAATGATTGTGCTTAATACAGTATTTCAAAAGACCAGAATATTTTTCATTATCTTGATTTGATGGATTGCTCACCCGAGCAACATATGCCATCATCTTCTCCGCATCGGGAGTAATACTAACAAGTTTTACTGTCATAAGTTTTTAGTCAGAGTAACCAGCATCGTCATAAAGTTCATCATAATCTCCATAGTAATGTGGAGGATCATCAAAATTTTCTCTCTTATCAAGATAAGCTTCTTCATCAGAAAATATTTCTGCCTTGAGAGAATCAACTAATAGTTCTAAATTTTTAACTATTAATTTGAGTCTTTCCTTTTCCATAAGAAATAGAATATAACCTTATCATTTTACACAAAAAAAGGAGGGTAGTCAACCCCCCACATTAAGCAAATTTTTACAAATTCTTTTACAAGTTCCTTGGTCATCATCACACTCAATTAAACAGTCAAAATAATCATTTATCAAATCTAATTCCTCATTATACCTATTTGATATTTTTTCAAAATGTTTCCATTCTGCTAATTGATTACGAGATAGTCTATCGTGCATTTAATCTCCCGTAAGTAAATTTTTTTGATCATAACAAAGTCATGAATTTCAATTCATAGGATTATGCCTTAATTCTATATTATATAGACTCGTTTGTGTTAATTCACTAACATTTGTTTCTTTTTCATATAAGTATAAAAAAAGAGAGGGTTCTTAACCCTCTCATACAAATCATTTGGTGTAAGTACGACCCCGGTAGCAGAAAGTGCCGTGAGTTTCCTCATTTGCCTGATGCACTTCACAGGAGACACCACGATATTTGGTGACTCTGATTTGTGCATCGTGCAGGGCTGCCTGCTTATCGATTTGTCTTTTGATGATGTTTAGTGTGTTCATTTTGTTACTCCTAAAGTAATTGGATTTTTAGGTCCGTTCCTTTAGTCGTTTGCGTCCCACATACACTCAGAATTAGTTGAGTCCTTTACGGTTTCAACCAGTTCAACCTTTACCATATCTGGTAAATTTTCATGCCTTTCAATCCTCAACATTAAAGCATCGGCTTCTTGACATGTAAGTGCTGTAGATAGAAGTACTTCTATTAACATGGGATGAACGATCCGTTCCGCGACTTACTTGCGTCCCACATAATGGGATGAACGATGGGTCTATTATAAACCCTCTCTATTATATAGTCAAGTAGTTTTGTATTATGTGCTACATTTTGTAATCTTCCGATTCTTTAATTAGTTCATCAATAATCGTATTCTCACCGTTCAATTTACGAATGGCATGAAAATTGGAATTTTGATATTTTTTTAATTTTTTGTACTTTTTAATTAATTGTTTCATATCTTCTTTCGACATTTCAATATCGACAGAATCTATATCAAATCCTTTGCTCATTTTTTTTAAAAAACCCTACAGACCAAAAATTTTCCGGAATTTTTTTTCCGATATCTAGGAATTCACTTCCGTTTTTTCTTTTCAGGTGACTTGTAACCCCACATCTTTGGATTGACTGAACCATATCCAAAGTCGATTGCCTTTACGGCATCCTTTCCATATCTATCATAATACATATCAAAAATGTTCACCATTTTCTTACCTCTGGTGAGATCTATGTGTTCCACACCATCCTCAACATATTTTACGATTCTAGCGTCAGTAGGAAAAGATTTATCCTTTACCTTTTCCATTGTTGTTTTTTCTAAAATAATTTCACAACCATATTTTAAAGGATTAACTCCTCCACTATCTGAATTTGATTGTTCCATTTCTTGATCTTTTTTACGAACGGGTGCATCACCCAATTGATTTGCCATTAAGAACGTCCTCCCCATTTAATGTCTGAATATGCTTCCGATATAATTTCCTTTGTAATTTTATATTTGTCTTCTAGATTTCCATCCTTTACCAAACATAGGATTTCTGCTTCTAATGGATGAAGACCTTGAAGAATGTT